CTTTAACTTGCATGAATAAATCTCCTTGTTGAAATTACGAAACCTTGAAACCAGAAGCGTAGAACTTCTTGCTGTCATAGATATCGGTGACGATATCTGCAAACACCTTGCCGGCAGTTGTTGAAGTAGTGGTGCAACTGTATCGCATTTGCAAATACCGCTGACCAACTGTTGCCATCTGTGGGTTAATGCGAATGGCAAAGGTTGTACCCGCAACAAGGTTTGGATTTCCCGTCACCCACGGAACAACAACGGAACCAATGACAAGTGCGTTTCCTGTTCCGGCAGTTGCATCTGAAACAATGCATTCAAACACAACAGTTCCACCAGTTGCTTGAGCAATGGTTGTTTCAATTGTGACAAATGCGTAAAGTTCTTCACCTTCGCCAAGATCGCGAATTTGTGCAGTCGTTGTACCGCCAGATGCGTTGGTCGAACCCTGCAAATCAAGGTAGTACGTTGAATAATAAAGAGTGCCAAACGTCATTGCTCCAAGATCCTGCGGAACAGCGGGTGGACCTTGAGTGCCAGACAAACGGAGAAGTGCGTCAGTAATCATGTGAGTGTTTCCTTTCTTTAGTCCCTATTAGGAGACTTTACCTTCGGTATTGAGAATTGAGTCAACGCGGCGCATTGGGACTCCGAGGAACGACAGCCACGCGAACGGCGTACCGAACTGTGACAGACCCTCGTTGACCTTCAGGACGTATTGAGACTTGTCCAACGCCATGACCGACAGACCCGCATGGACCGTGCGGTTCATGTAGAAGGCTGCGCGACCCATTGACATGTTGGGGATGCGGTACATAGCGCGAGCCATCAACTTGATGAGGGCGGTGCTAGCCGTTGGGTTCTGCGTTCCCGACGAACTGGTGTACAGATCGGCAACCTTGAGGTTCGCAATGCGAACGACGTAGCGCCAGTCCTTCACGACCAGACCGTTCTTCCACTGGTAACGGGTTGCATAAGCCTGCAAACGGTTGTCGCCGCTGTAGACAGTCTGCTCGCCCAAATCTTCGTGGATCAGTCCTGCCTTCGATCCCTTGGGGAACGGGCAGTACACGGTGTTGTCGCCCCACACCACAAGCCACACCGAAGTGTTGGTCGAGGCGTTGTCGCCACCCGCATCAATGATGTTCTGACCATTGCCGGCGGTGGTTGAAGAGTACCGGGTCGAAAGACCGAGGAACTGCTTCGCATCCGTGGCAGGGTTGCCGTAGAACATGGTCGAAGCCTGAGTCTGGTTCATGGCTTCAAGGAATGCCTGATCTTCCGACAGACGGAACTGAGCCGTGTTGCCGTTGAGCATTGCAAGATCCTTGTCGACTTCAGAGCGAGCCTCAAGGATTCCGCAAGCCTCGTCGACCTGAGCGGTCGTTGACTTACTTGATGGAATACCCTGATTGAGCGCGCGCCAGTACACAGTCGGAAGACCGGTACGGACAATGACGCGCTCGCCAGTTGGCAAGTTGCCTTCCTTGAAGACGGCGTCTTCGAGGATTTCGTTGGATTGCGAGAGGAGTTCAGCGATAATTGGAACGCGACCATCTGGATCGGTCCGCTTCGCCCAATCGGCGAGTGTCAAATTGTTTGAACTAAGTACGGTAGTTGCCATCGTAGTGCTTTCTTAAAGAGGTTCAAGACTGATTGGTATATAGAGCCGCTGCGGCAGAGTTAAAGTCCTTTGGGGTACTCCTCGTTGGAGTACTGCCCGTAGACGATCCGACGTAACGGTCTTCCGAGATTGCCCGACCCGCGCGATACATGAACCGGATGATTTCCGGGTGATTGCCCAGACCAGACTCATTCAACAGCGAGCGCAGTTCGGCAGTACCGAACGAGTCAAGTGCTTTCTTGGCTACTGACAAATTCTCGGTGATCTTGTCACCACCGAACTCTTTGTCAGCCTTCGAGGCGTCAGTCCACTGTGTCTGAACCGCCTGAATCATTGCCAATTGACGCTCCTGCATTTTTGGAGACATCGTGTCAAGCACCTTCTGCGCCGCCTCCTGTGACAGATTGAGTTCTTTGGCAACCTCCGAGAAGGTGGTTACGACCTCGGAATCGAATTGTTGACCTTCAGGCGCCTTGAATTCGTATTTGTCTGGCGCACCGGTGGGCTTGTCAGCAGGCTTATCGCCTGCCTTCGCGTCCGCCGGCGTGTCAGATGGTTTGCCATCAGACCCAACAGCAGGAGGCGCATCCACGCCTTGCTGTGTCTGTCCTAGTAAGGTTGACTGTTTGTCGCCGTATAACGCATCAGCCGTCGCTGCTGCGGTACCCGACATTATCGAATTAGGAGCGCCTGTAGTTGTAGTTGAGGCTTCCGTCATCGTAAGTTGTTCACTCATTGGTTTGTTCCTTGATCATCGTTGCATAGTGTTCCGGACAGAGCGAATGGATCAT